TCCACATTGACCTTTGCCATATAAATTTTCTTCAACTTTTAACCCTCCTAATTTCTTTAGACAGTAAAAGAGAGGTCTTTATAACCTCCCTGTTACTTAACTTAAATTTAGCTGTAACTTACCCTTATTTTATCTACTCTCAAAAAAGCTAGTTCTTACCTAACTTCCATGACACTAGATAATGAGTCCTAGTTAGACCTAGCAAACTACACCTTTACCATCTGGGAAGGACTATGCCCACACAGCTTATCGTTCACTAGGTCTTTCTATGTTGGCTTTGACACTTACAACCACCAGTTGAGACGCTAAGGATAAAAGCACTACCTCCTACCCACTATCAACTTGTTATCGTTAATATCGTTTTACCTCTTTCTCTTATCAATAAGTATATCTCTTATTGACCTGCTAACCTTAATCGGCTAAGTAGTAGATGTCTTTCCTACTACCAAACAACTCTTAAATCTGACAGTATTTAAAGAGCAGTCCTGCATTTCAACTTATCTGCACCTTTTAGGAGTCTGAGAAAATCGTGTCGTTACCTTTGTAAAAAGTTTTATTAGGTATTTGTTTATGTTAAGTTTATTATATAATACACTGGTAAAATTGTAAAAGGGGCTGTAAGGGTGTAGGGGCAGATTAGCACTTTGTACTTAGATAATACTTAAGTATGCTTTAATTTTTATTGATTTTTATTTTTCTGAAAAAAGAAAAGACTCTATCATTTAATATCTGATAGAGCCTCATTAATCTTCTTATCGAAATCTATTTCTCTTTCCAATCCCTGCTGTTCTCTTATATCTCCCTGTAAATCGTCTGTAATTTTATCTATATCTTCATCTGTCTGTTTGTCCACACTTTCAACTAACTTTTTCATTCCTTCTTCAACTCGTCTATTTATCTCTTCCTCTGTGAGTTTTTCTCCACCAATTGAAACTGTGACTAACTCAAGTATTTCCTTGTACTTAAAATAATCTAATTCAACTGTGTACCCACCTAGTTTAAACTTTACTCCTTCTTGGTAAAAAAATCTATACTGTGAGCCACCTTAACTAAAACTGTAACTAAATATTTACTCAAGAACTCTGTTAAGAAGATGTCTGCTACCCACTCTGGAACTTTGTCTTTGTCCACCAATTCATTAATTCCTTTTTCAACAATCCCTAGAGCCTTTTTCTCTTTGTCAGAACTTTTACCATCTTCCAACTCTGCCTCTGTAATGGAAACTGCAACTGTGAATACAGCAATAATCTTCTGCACTACACCAAAAATTGTCTTAATTGTACCTAACATAATTAACAACCTCCTTAGTTGTCTTTATCAATCTTCCTCATAATCTCTCTAACACTCTGATTAGTCTCGTCAACTCTCCCTGATAAATCGTCTATATCTTCTTGTACTCCATCTAAAGTGTGTCTAAAGGTTATATTCATATCTTTGATAAATTCCATCTGTTGTCTAAAAGACTCTTGCAGTTTTTCTATATGTCCTGTCAATTTCTCGTCTCTCTCAAACATTTTCTCTTCCCTTTTTTCTGCTCTACAGATTATTTCTTCTTCTCTTTTCCTAGCATCTTCCTTCAACTGCTGTTCTCGTTTTAGGCTATCTTTCCAAACTTTAGTTATAACCTTATATAATATATAGGAAATAACTAGTCCTATACTACCAGTTGTTCCTGTCTTGATAGCCTCTAACACTACCTTCTCCAATTAAACCACTCCTATTTAATTATTCTACCACCTCCGTATTCACTCTTTAATTTTTTATCTAAGTCATATCATATAGTATATTTATATCTCTAAACTATAGTTAGTATCTCTAAAGCCAATCCTCCAATTATTATAGCCATGTATTCTACTTCTGTTGGATTGCAATTATATCCATTCTCTAAATCTCTTATTTCTTTTACTCCACCAATTCCCGATAAAAGTAACAGTCTTGGTAGCATAAAAACTCCTAGTCCTGTCAAAATCAGATTGATTATAAACCCTAACATTGTATTCTCTACTATACTGAAATATCTGTACCTACTTCTCTTATTCTCTATCATTTACCAACCCTCCAATGAGGGAGTCTTAATAATCGTATCGACTATTCTTCTTCCCTCGCTTGTGCTGGAGAAAATCTGAACACCCCAATCATGATGTTCTATATCTAGCCAACCATTGTCATAACCCTCTAAATGTTCTGGGGCTGTTCTCTTTAACCTGTCTCTAATCTTATCTTTCTCATAGGGGTTTCTCATTAAAGTACCTCCTCCAACAACCTCTGTACTCTTCTTCCCCAACCTCTAATAAACACTTTCTGAGACTCATTTCTCTCTACGATTTTATCATACCTCTTTAGCCTTTTTACTAAAAACCAAAATACTAGGTCTTTCTGATAAGCATACTCGTTTACTCTGTTGATTGTTTGACTTCCTACTATTCCATCTTCCACTATTTCGTTTTGTTCTAAAAGGTTTAGTGCCTTCTGCAATAGTTTTACTGCTGTTCCTGTTCCCATATTTACTGCTGTATCGAATAATACTTCCTTAATATAGAAGTTATCAAACTCACTTGCCTTTACTCTATCCCAGTATCCTGCCTTATAAATCTCTTTTGCCTTCTCTAATGTTAAGTCTCTCATATCTCCTTTATAACCAAAACTTCTTGCTGTTTGCTCTGTTATTCCGTATTTCGTTTTTCCACCACTATCATAAGGGTTGTCTGAATACCCACCTTCAAACATTATTACCTTATCGAAGGCTTTTTCAAAATCACTCTTCATACATGTCACCTCCACCTTCTTTGTCAGTTTTGAGTCTGCTAAGTCTTCTGGTGAAACTTCTCCTGTATCATACTCTCCCACTAAGTCTATTCCTATATCTTTATATGCTCTATCTACTAACTCTGAACAGATATACTTATCTGGACTGTTTGCTATTTCTTCTGCTCTAAAAAGTATTCTCCTTACAAAGCTAAATAACTGTTCGTAGTCATACATTACATTGAAATACTTTCCAGACTCTATTATATTTCTCTTGAAGTCCTCTTCTCTTCCCTCTAACTTATCGACTCTGAAAACATCATATTCTCTAGTCATTGACTCTAATGTTACTATTCTACTTTTTGTCCAGTCAATTTCCAACAGTAGTACTTTCCCATACTCTTTACCAAAGACTACTGCTGAGTGACTATATTCAGACTTAGTCACCCATGCAATTAATCTTCCTAGCAGTCCTTTAGGCTTAAAGAGAATTATATCTCCTGCCTTCATATTACAAATTCTCCTTTACATCTTCCCAATTGATATTATAATCTTCGTTAGCAGTATTCTCGTATGCTCTATCAATAATAGTCTGAGGGTCATTAGAAATACTCTCTACTTCTTCTAAAGTAGTAGCATTAATTAACTGCTGTTCATAGAAGTGAGTAGCATTTATTACTTCTTTTTTAAAAGCGACCACTATAGAATAATCACTAACCCTAACTCCATCTTCTTTCCACATATCGGGTATGTCAGTTTTAGTACCATCATACAAATTTAACTGGTGGTCGTCTCTAAAGCGTGATAGTATTACTTTTCTAGTGTTATTCTTGCCTTCTTTAATTTTACTTCTCTGTTTTTCTTCAAACTTCTCTTGCTCAATTTGAGATTTTTTCTTAGCTGTTACTCCCATTTATATCACTTCCCAATCTCTATTGACATTCTCGTACTGTTCTTGAGTATTGACTAACCAAAGTATCTCTAACTCTAATTCTCCATCTGTTCTTTCAGCTTTTCTAAATGGATTAAGTTCAATTACTTCTGTTTCTACATCAAATACACAATCTTCTTGTTCTACTGAGAAATCAAATTCTTCTTCTTTTCCATTGTGATTAACTATTACCACATCAGTTCTACCATTAGGCTCAAAGGTGTATATAAGGTTATGACTTGCTGAACCTAAAGGGTTAATTGGTGCTATTTGAGGTTGTTTTTTAATTTTCATTTAGTACCACCTTCCTTTAACTTGTACGCTAATTTCATAGTTATTAGTAGTAGAGTATGTTTCAGACAGCCTAAGTCTGATTCTATTAGTATATTCTAGTATTGAAATTGTAGATAGTGCTGAATTAACTGAGTTAGAACTGCTATCACTACTAACTGCTGATGTAACATGGATATAATCTCCACTAAAAATAGCGGGTAAAAAGTACTCTTGGTATGAGGTAGTATCTACAGCTATCCAGAGTACCATATCAAGTACCAGCTCACCATTTGGAAAAAAACTAACCTTCGCTTTCTTTATTCCAGGTTCACCTGTTTGACTACCTTCGCCGTCTAATTCTATCACTCTCACATTATCCATCTTCCACAATTTATCAAGCTGTTCCCCTACTTTTCCCGAAGCGTTAGGGTCTTTTAGTCTTGACTTGTGTTCAATGTTGTAGGTGTCTATTTCTCTTATAGGTGATAAGTTTCTAATATCTTCAAGGTAGAGTGGTCTGTGGACTTCAAAAGCGTCAACAAAAAGCACATAACTACCAGACGAAGAATTTTTATTGTCAGTTCTTCTAATTTTTATTGTGTGTTTACCAAAGGAAAGATTAGTATTTTCATAAGCGACTACTTGATAAGACCTTGCCCCATAGGTATCAACATTCGAAACTACATTCCCGTCAATACTTATTTCTACTATACCGTTAACATCATTTAGACGTGTAATAAATCTTATACCACCACCTATAAAATTAAATTCTACATAATCATCAAGTGTATTTGTTTCATAAGCACCTTTATTAGAGTTTGCTGTTTCTCCATTTGTGCCCCACCCACTACCAACGTACCTACACCCTTCATCACTTTCATATCTTACCCAGCCTTTTTCCTCTGCACTTGTTGGTCTTTTAGGTAGGTTAGCTGAACCTATTTCAGCAGGACTAGGCATAGGGTAGGCTTTTGCTAATGGTTGAGTGTCAGCAGGTAACTCTGGGGTTTCTGGTAGGTGTATATCGAAAGCGTCAATGAAAATTTCTGAAGCAGCTCCAGTAGTATTTCCAGTATTCCTTATTTTTAGCTCGTGATATCCAAAATCAAGTCCGTCAAAATCAAACCTATAATTACCGTTTAAATGTTCAGCGTAAGTATCAATATTCTGCTCACTACTACCATCTATACTTACCCCTGCTATACCCATGTATTCTCCGTTTGATACTGTTTTCCATGTTACGCCTGTTCCTACAAATCCTATATAAAAAGCACTATCAGTTTTTCTTGTATAAATATATCTTTCTTTACCTACACCTTTTAGTCTTTCCCATCCTGTAATGTAATCACCTGTAATTTCACTATTCCAAACATTAACTTTATCTTTTATCCAATTTGGTATATCCTTTATATATTCAGCACTTACCAGTCCATCTTCTTCAACCCTAAATGCTTTCTTGCTATTTCCGTCTGTACCCTCTACTACACTTACATTTCCTTCACTATCTAAAACTGTTAAATCACACCTACCAGTAGCAGGGGTATTATAACTTTGGGTATCAGCACTTACAGTTATTCTTTCACTATCAATATATCCTGCTCCTGCATTATTAGCTGAACTTCTGTCAGTACTTTGTACTACTTCAAAACCATAAATTTCGTAATTATCAGTAGTAGTTATTTCAATAGTGTGCTTACTATTAGTTAAACCACTTGCTAACTCTACTTTGAAGTAATCACTATAAATGTCAGCAGAAGAAATTGTAACTGCACTTATTGTTCCTCCATCTATACTTACATCAAGACTTTTTAAACTACTATTTACTGCTGTTATTAAACTAACTACTGTACCTTCAAAATCAAAGCTTATTGTACTATTTGTTACAGTAACATAATCAGTATTAAAGAAATGATTATCATAATTAATTCTTTTATCGTTATAGGGTATGAACTCTACTCCACCTTTTGGTTTAAGATTTCCTTCCTGTGCGTTCTCTGCTATAAAGTTTCTAAAACCCTCACTATTATAGTCTTTTAAATTCTGTACCTCGTCTCTCATTTCTATCTTTACTTGCTCGATTGAGTTCTCTTCTATTGATAGTTCTATACTTCCACTTACAATGTTTCCTATTTCTAGGCTGTAGTCTCCTTCTTGAGTTGTTCCCAAATCAAACTGTGTCTGTTTTCTTCTTGAGGTTTCTTCGCCCACTCTCTCGTCTGTGATATTATTAGTCAGAACTGTTTCCTGCCTGTTTCCATACTTATAAATATCACTTGTTCCTGTTAGTTCCACTTCTTCCCACAGGTTTAAGTAAACTGTATTCCCATCTGTTAAGTTACTTAACTGTAATGCTGTTATATTTATGATATTTCCATTTGCTGTTATTAGACTATTATTGATATTTAATGTACCACTAGCATAGTCTACAGTTCCTTTTTCTAAAAAGCCTTCTCCTGCTATATTTCTTATGATTTTCTTATTTTCTTCATTCTGTATCTGTTGCATTTCGTTCAGTTCTACTTCTAGGACTGGTACGCCCTTACCAAATAGAACTCTTTCAAAACTATTCTCTTTGTCAAAGTCACTCTCTAATGTAAAATCTGGATTGAATAATGGCATTTACTTATTTCCCCTCCTTTTATGCAAACTCTATAATTAGCGTTCTTTCAATAGTCATGTTATCTCTTTTCTCAATTACAGGGTGGTTTAAATGATTAACCATAAAACCACTATTTGCTGTACTTGTAGCGTCTCCACCAAAAAGCCCTAACTCTAACCATTTCCCATTACCAAATGTTTCTTCAAATTGCTTTACAATCTGTAATTTATTAGTTATACCTGCTACTACATTATCGTCTGCGTCTAAGAACTCTATATCCTCTGGGTTTACTGCTTTTCTATCAATCTCATTTACTAACTGTGTGTCTGTTACATTCCCACTCGGTGGTGCTGATGTATCCCAAACTGGGTCTCCTTCTCCTACTGCCCAATAAGTTATACCTTCCATTGTTCCATCTTTACCCGACATTAATACTGCAATTAGATTATTAATATCACTTACTATTACATTGTGTCTAAAACCTGTGTCCTCTACTAACTCTCCATCAACAAAAATTCTATCTCTTATCTTACCTATCGTTTTTCCTTTTTTCTCTTCTTTTAGTTTTTTACTCACTCTTTACCCTCCTTTTAATAGCTTAATGCCTCTGTAGTCCTATTAATCATGCTATAATCGTTTTCTCCATTTGTCAGCGATTTTTCTGTATTCGTCATAAACCACCTACTTACTACTGAGTCTGAATTATCGGTATTCTCACTACTATTAATCTCTTCATTACTTATATTTAAAGCGTAAATCTGTCTCAGACTTGAGTTATCATTTCTTACCTCACTATATCTGCCAAAGAACTTATCTGAGGCTAGTTTATCAGTTGAAGTAAATATCTTTTCTCCCTTAAGTATTGCCTCATTCAATAGTCTGTCATTTTCATTTGTAATTAATGACCCATCATAAGCACTTACACTTGCACTTGCTCTTTTTTCTGTATTATGCAACTGTACTAAAATTATCTCTTTGTCTATATCCTCTGACCTTCCTCGTCTTACCTCTGTATTTTTAAAGTTAAGTAATACCTGTAATACTACTTGATAAGGTAAGAACTGATTTACTAAGTGATACATTAGTTCGTTTAGTTTAGGTACACTCAACTCCTGTTCCAAGTAGTTTTCGCTTAATATAAACAGTCTTAGCAGTATTTCACTATCTCCTGTTGCACTCGGTGTCTCCTCTATCTCTACTTCATATCTTGCTAACTCTCTACTGATATATTTTACTACTGCATTTGTTCCCTTCATCTTATAGAGCCTACCTATATCTTTGAGCAACCTTCTCAAGAATTTATCTGGGTATCTCTGGTCATATTCAAAGCCTAACATTCTACTCCAAAATGGAAGGAACTCACTAGGGCATCTTTCTATATCTATTACATCTTCTAATCCGTCTATCTCCTCTTTTATTTTCTGTAGTCCACCCTCATCAAGTGACTGCAAATATCTATATAATTGTTTCTCATTTTTATCATCTTCTTCTCTGTAAACTTCTGGCAGAACATCATAATAAAGGTAGTCTAGTAACTTACTCATTATACTAAGCCACCTTCCATAGTCAGATTACTTGTACCCAGTCTTACGATTTCTGTATCGTCTATATCTGGGTTTGCATTAACTGTTGACACATCTACTGCTCTTACTCCTGTTAGTTTCATAATTTCACTTGATAAATCTGACTCTATAAAGTCTTCACCAAAACCCTTATTACCTAATTCAAAGTATTCGTCTATTAACTCTTCTACTACACTCTGTACTGGCTCTTGCTCATAATTATCTAAAACTCTTACATACACATTTATATCTATGCTCACATATACTGGGTCTTTCACATAGAGTGAGTATCCTATCAATGCCTTACTGTCTATCTCTTCATGGATATAGTCTCTTTTATCCTCTGTCAGAGTTTCTGCACCATAAGGTAGTACATGTAAATCTATATCTCTAAACTCTGTTCCCTCTACACAAGAGGCTAGTCTTACCTCATTCATTTGAATTGCCTCGTCTTCATAATCGCTTAATTTTACTACTCTGTTTTGAGTTCTCATACTTGCAGGTGCATTAATGCCTAGTTCCTCTACTGTCTCTCCGTCAATTCCTAATTTATATGGCTCTTGTGGATTAAATGTTTCTTTTACAAAACTAGGTTTTGAAGGCATTTTAGTTATAGTGTTTACTCCTACATTACCCTGTTGTCCTCCACCTACTCTGTAATTTGCTAAGATTGGGTGTCTACTTTTAGCAGGTATCTTGCCCGATAGTCCAGAGCCAAACTCAATCCTTATCTTACCATTTTCTTCTTCCTGTAATCTGTAAACTTCTGAGTCTGAGTTCATATTAATAAAAGAGTCTACCTGTTCCCATCTCTTATATCCATAACCTTCATTAACATATACTTCCACACTATCTGATACTACAGGTGTTCTATCTAATTCAAACTTCTGATATGGACTTCCATCACTTGTTCCTAGTTCTTCTTCACTTACGCTTTCTCCCTGTATAATAGGCACTTCATGTATATAGTTCCCATCTACATCTGTTTCTAGCCCTGTTTCTCCCTCTGGTATGGTTAAATCTTCTTTTAACTCGAACACTATTTTTTCTTCACCAGAACTTGGGTCTGTTGCTATCTTAGTTCCCCTTTCTACTATAACTTCTTCACTCTGTGGCTCTATTTCAAAAACCTGCATAAACTCTGTTGACTCTCTACTTCTACTATCATAGCCTAAGTAACTTGTTAGCTTTAAAGCATTTTGTTTCTCGTACAGGGTTTCTAAAAATATCTCGTTTGCTGTCCTATCATTATAATAACTTAGTGCGTCTAATGCTTTTGCTAAAGCCTCTATTAATACTATTCCTGCGTCTGACTCTGAATGGTCTGTGTACTCTGGCATATTCTGTTTTAAATGGTCTATCATCATATTCCTAAAGCCTTCGTAATCTCTATTTGTGTAATCTATTTTAGCCAATTATCTCTCCCTCCCTCCTATATAAAACTCTGATGTTTTAGACACATTGTACTTCTCTACAAAGTAGTTTATCTTTGCGTAGATTTTATTGCCTTCTCCATAAACTTCAATGTCACTTCTATCTACCCTTATTCTATCTTCAAACCTATCTAGTGCCTCTTTAATCTGATACCTAATCATATTGTGTGTTGGTGGACTATTTGACTCAAATATTTGTGTATCTAAATCAGAGCCAAAGTACTCTTCCATCACTCTTTCCCCAACTCTTGTTCTTAAAATTTGTTCCATGCTTTCTTCAATGTGTGACACATCATTCCTACTAGTAGAGGACATAACCACTCCTCCTCTACCTCCTATTCTAAAAGGAAAACTTATTCCCTTATATCCTTTTGCTTTAGCCATAATTCACCACCTTATAATGTACTTTCTAAGTTACTCACAACTTCATTCTTCACCCCACTATTTACACTACTCAATTCTGTCTTAACTTTATCTGCTACATCTCTACTTCCTGTTAGAACATTTACTTGTCCTATCAGCCTCTTTTCACTACCCTGTTCTACATAACTAACCCCATCTGTGAATGACAGTGTTCCTAAAATTAATTGTTTTACGCTATCATCTACTGATTGAATAGTTATCTCTGCTATATCACTCTCTGCTATACTTATATTCCATTGAAGGTTTACCTGTTCTGTTTCTCCTGCCTCAAATTCTTCTGTCAAAGGACTGCCCAGTTCATCAGTTGAAGGTGATATTATTACACTATCTACTACTGTTCCACTAAAGTTAAGTAACTCTATCTCTACATCTTGCAAGTTCTCTGTTCCAGTATTTGTAACTTCTACATCTACACTTAAAGGCTCTCCTTCTAATACTACCTTATTAATATTCAATATATTTACTTCTATCATTTTCTATTCCTCCTAATTAGTTATTACATTTCCAGACGCAGTTACAGTTGTTCCTACTCCTGCTGGATAAACTACTATATCTCCTAATCTGTGGTGTGGTAGTCCCTCTGCAAACACATTACCTGACCCTGTCGAACATATGCCTGTACCACAATGAGGGCAGTTATGAGTTACTGGGTCGCTTATTCTTGCTGTAGGCAATCCATTTGTTAGAACACTTCCTGCACCTGCAACTATAATTCCTACTACATTGTGAGGACAACAACTAGCCCCATGGTCGCATATACCTATATGAATATCACTTAGTCTTGCTGTACCTGGCATATTAGTTCACTCCTAATTTAGCTTAATACTACCTGCACTTACTGTTACTGTACTTGCTGTTACTGTTACTGCACTACCCACACTTATTGTTAAGCTATTGCTCTCTGTATCAAACTCTATTTTATTACCCTTATTATCCTCTATTTCTATCTTATTCTGCCCATCAGCGTCATCAAACTTCATTCTATGCCCAGAAGATGTTATTAGTTCTACATACTCTTTTCCTTCTCCATCATAATAAGTAATCTCGTGTCCACTCTCTGTTTTCATTCTTCTATATCTATCTATTTCTTCGTATTCACTCTCCTTAATAGGCGTATTATTTGGAGTCCACCATTGACCTGTTACTATTGGTTTCTCTGGGTCTCCTCCTTCAAACTCTACCCAAACTATTTCGTTTACTCTAGGTATCCTTATACTTCCACCTTTATCAAAAGCATATGGTATGTGCATTACTGCCCAGTTACTTTCATAATCGCCTAAAACCTTTGGACAATGTAATTTTAATCTTCCCATTTTCTCTGGGTCTTGATTGTCTATAACTTTTGCTCTGTATTTACCAAAATACTTTTTCTTCATTAAGTCTACCTCCTACTCTGGTATAATTAGAGTTCTTCCTATGTCCAGTTTATCTACCTCTGATTTTGCTATGCCATTTGCATTTGCTATTTTCTCCCATTTAGAGCCTGTTCCATAGTACTTTTTAGATAAAGCCCATAAGGTATCTCCTTTACTTACTCTGTGTTCTTTGTTATTTACCTTTGGCTCTTCTTTCTCTGGTCTATTATCGTCTCCCTGTTCTTCCCCTTCTAAGTTATCTTTGAAACCTGTTTTACTAAAAGTTGCTACCTGTTTATATCCTGCTCTTGTAAATCTGTTTTCTATTTTCTCTGTAAAATATCTTCCCGATAGTACTTCTCCTAGTCCATAAATCCCTGCTGTCTTTTTTGCTATTCTATTTGGGTCTGGTATCAATTCTGCACTACCTTTACACACATTCTGCTCTATCTCTCTATAATCTTTTTCTGCCTCTGATTTCGTTTTCGTAGTATCTTTATCATCTGTTTCTTCTACAGGGTTTTCCTCTGTATTATCTTCTTCATCTGCTCTTCCTCTTCTTCCATCATCTTCATCTGTAGTTATGACTTTCCAATCATCACCTCGTCTGTGTTCTATTTCCAATTAAATCACTCCTCTACCTCTGACCAATCGTCTCCACCCTCATGCTTAATCTTTTTAGAACTAGTATTTATCTTATCTCCTTGACTATCTATATTAGAGTCATTACTAGCCTCTCCCTTATCTACCTCTTTATCTTTGAGGTTTATATCTGACTTTTCTATCTGTTCTTTTTTGATTTCCTTATTTATTCTAGGGTTAAAGCTAATTAAACTAAAATCTCCTTCTCTATAGTACACTTCAAATTGTGGTGTATCTAGCAATTTTTTCTTTTCAAAATAAAAGGTATCTCCTAGCATATAAGCCAAGTAATCGTCTTCCAACATATCGTCTGCTATTTCCTGTATAAAGGCTATATCGGTCTTATCACTCTGAGCAATATTATCTTTTACTTCTGAGGTTTCCTCTATCTCTGTCTTAAAACCATATTCCTTAACTATATCTTCTACTACCTCTGAGTATTTCATATCAGTCCATGTTCTCTTTTTCTTCTTCCTGTTCATTAAGTGAGTATTATCCATACATTGAACTATTACTGTTGGACTACCATTCTGTGGGAAGTTTACATCAATTACACTAATGTAACCATCAAACTGAATTTCGTCTCCTTCCCAACCACCTTCAAAATGCACTTTCTTTTCTTCCATGAACATTGGGTCGTTTATAAATTTATAATCTGAGTCCACTATTGTAATTCTCACTAAGTCTGACCCATGAGCCTTATCAGTATGTTTTATCTCATCAACTAAAGACATGTAATACTCTGACAATTCTTCTCCACCTATTGCTATACTACAATTCTGTGATAGTGTATAATCTTCTTCTCTAGCCATTCAGCTTCCTCCTAACTGCCTTTAAAGTTGGTATGGCTATTTCTGTACCATAAGGTATTTCAAATTCAAACTTATACTCTGGGTTTGAGTCCATTATTACCCACCATAATTGACTATCTCTATAATATCTTTTTGCTAAAAGTCCTAATGTCTCTCCCTCTCTATATAAATGATATATTAAATCGTCTTCATTAAACCTTAATCTTTCTCTCATTTTTATATACTCTTTTTCTCCATCATGTCCAATTTCACTTGTAGTATATCTTGAGTTCTTATATATAGGCATTTTATACCTCCTTCAATACTACATCTAGCGTAGCCTCTATAGGTCTTAAGTCTTTATTGACTGTTATTACTCTTTTATTCAGACCTTTCATAATGTATTTACCTACCACATTTCCATAAGCTAAAAATACCTTTGGTGGTGGGTCATACTGGCTGTGTTTCTCTGGTATAAATTGTTCCATAAACTCCATAAAGTCTTCAATGTATTTTGGGTCATGTCTATGGAAGAAAAGCTGGAAGCTAATCTCCCTAGCCTTTCCTCCTACATATTCAAACTTAGGAGTTGAAGTACCTGGACTTTCTATTTCATTGAATTTTACTTCTTTACTCTCATTATACTCAGAAGGGTTATAATCAAAATACTTTATTTCTCCTGTATCTACATTTTTAATTAGTCCTTTATTTCTAGCCCCTCTTGCCATTTTCAACTCCTCCTTTACATTGCATCTTCATAGTTACTTAGGTCTTCCATTTGTCTTTTCTTCTCAATCTGTCTTAGTATTTCTTCTGCCATCTGTTCTATATCTCCTTGACTAGCGTTCTCTGGTGCTGTTATCTGAATTGCACCACTTTCAATTTTAACTGAGTTATCTTTCTGTACTCTGTTCTGTCTCGTATTTGAAATACTTGTCATTGTACTTTCTTTCTTTGTTACACTTTCATTATTACTTCCTCTTCTGTTATCTCCTGTATCTACATTAGAGCCGTTCTTTTCTCTCCATTCTGCCATATTAATTATTCCACTTCTGCCACCAGCTTTGTTATTTTCTGGCTCATTAGCTTTCTCGTCTTCGTCTCCACCAGTTACCCAGTTTTTAACAACGCTAAAACCACCAGAGACTTTATCTCCTACAAAACTTCCCATATCTACTATAGGTTGTAGTAATCCCATTAAGCTATTTACTTTTTCTCCTACCCAGTCAAATATTCCACCAACAAAGTCTGCTACTCCAGTCCATACTCCCTTTATTACTCCTCCTACTACTTCAAATACTAGTGAGTACATATCTGCGTATATTCCTATAACTCTTCCTATTCCTTCAAAAGCCTGTATTGCTACATCTTTTATCCAGTTCCAAACTATTCCAACAGCATTTTTCATTATTTCAAATGACTCTAGGTATGCGTCTATATACCAATCTACTGCTGTTCCTATTAAACTAAATACTGTTACTGCTTTATCTCTTACCCAGTTCCAAACTGCACCTATTCCATCTATGATTAAATTCCAAGACTCAATATACCCACCAACATACCATTCTACAAAGTCTCCTATTAGTCCTAATACAAACATTGCCTTATCTTTTATCCAATTCCAAGTTCCACTTATTGCTGTTCCTAACCAACTGAAAGCACCAATCATATTTTCAATTCCTGCTCTAGCATATTCTGCCATAGTATTCATTACTGGCTCTATCCAACCTGCTAACCAACTTAAAGCGTCTGCTACTGCCTGTGTTGCTGTATCCCAGTTGTTTGCTAACCACCAAACAGTTGCTACCAATCCGACTATTCCTGCTACTACCCAAGTAATCGGGTTTGCCAGTAACGCTGTGGTAAAACCCCATATTGCAGGTATGACTGCTGTAACGAGTGTAGTTCCCAATGCACCGATTGCTGAAACTGCACCCCATACCCAAGTTGCAAACTTAAATGCTACTAATGTTCCTATTGCTACACCTAGTCCTCTAAATATCCCAAGTGGTATTCTGCTACTAGCCTCTGCAAAGTTCATAGTATTAAAGCCCAACATTTTTAAAGCCCCTGTTGCTAAAGTCCATATACTATCTATTACTGGTGTAATTAGCTTACCTAAAATCTCTAATGTATCTCCTATTACTCTACTCCAGAACATGAATGACCAACCAATACCTTCAATAAATGCCTGTGCTTGATGTTTCCAATCATTTATAGTCTGAACAAATGTTAGCATATCTGCCATTCCTAGTTTTTTGTATAAGTCCATATCCATTGTATCATCAGACCATAGTTCTGTTATACCTTCCCAAGCCAGTTTTACCTTTGTTAGTCCTCTAGTCAATGAGCCTACCCAACTATCGTCTTTCTCTAGTTCAGCCCAATGTCTAGCAAATTGTCCAAAGTCCATATTTAGCAACTTCTGACTTCTCTCAAATGCGTAGTCTACTTTTCCTGCAAACTCTGTCAGTATCGTCTTTATATTTCCAAAGTTATATTTCCAAGCAAAGTACATTCCTCCTGCCAATGCTATGAAAGGCAGTAACGTTGTCAGTATCGTAGAAACTCCTGCTGTAATTGTACTAAAAGTTCCTGCTATTGCTGTTTGAAGTCCTCCTAAGACTCCTGTTAAACTCATACTACTTGCTGTTACCCAACCTTGTGCCAATGCAAATTTTGCCAGTTGATTATATCCTACTCCTACTGCACCGACTAGTCCTAATACTGCACCTACTAACATTAGTACTGTTCCTGTTGCTACTACTGAAAGTCCTGCTAGTCCTGTTCCCCAACCTAATGCTTTCATAAACCATTTGTGCGACTCTCCAAACCTTATTACCGAGTTCAACATATTAGTCAATGCACCTGTAACTTTATTTACTATAGGCATAACTGTTGAGCCTAATAATATCTTAAATGTTTGCTGAGTACCTTCCCAGAGTTTTTCAATTCCCCAAGTTGTACTCAGTAATGCCTCAGCCCCTCTTTCTGCCTCATCATTTACAGCTGAGTAAGCTGAAACTAAGTCTGTATAAGTCTTCTTTCCTTCTTTAGTAGTTGCTATATATTTTTGAGTTGCCTCATCATATCTAATATTAGCCTCAGTTGCTAAGTTCATTACTTCTAATATCTGTTGTCCTCTAGCACCTAAAACCTGTAGTCCATATTGTTGCCTATCTGCCTGTGACATATCTCTTGTGTTTTCCATCAATACTCCAAATATATCACTTAAACTTTTTACATTCCCTTCTGCGTCTACTAATGCCTCTTTAGTCAATCCAAGCTGTTCCATAGCACTTACTCTTTTTGAGTCTTCCTCTATCCACTTCAACATTTTAGGTATTCTCTTAGCCATAGAATTAATTACTTCACCAGACATTCTTGCAGTTGAGCCTACATTTCTAAACATACTCCCTAGTGCTAACATTTCTTCTAGTGAAGACCCCAACATTGAGGGTGCTGTTTTCACTCCACGAATAAATGATAAAAACTCTTCCATGTGGAAGTTAGACTCTTGGGTTGCTTTTGCAAACATACTGGCTACTCTTGCACTTTCACTTGCGTCTAAATTAAAACTCTTTAATGTACTAGCCATTAATGTTGCACCTTCGCCTAAGTCAATCTTACCTGCTGAAATTGCCACTATATCTAGTGTATCTTTTAGTGACTCCAACATTGAATTAGTATCTAGTCCTGCTGACTTCAATTCGTACATAGCCTTAGTTGCCTCTTGTGGACTAAAAGCTGTTTCTATTCCTGTCTCTATTGCAGTCTGTCTTAGTTTATCAAACTCTTCCCCTACTGCACCCGATACAAACTTAAGTTGAGCCATTTCTTTTTCAAAACTTTTAGCCTCTTCCCTAGCTTGAGTAAGTGGCTGTAACATCTGATTACCTAGTGCTTTCATTCCAAACCCAGCCATAGTAAGACCAGCACCTACCATTCCTAGTTTTTCAAATCTCTGTATGTTCTGGTCTATAGACTGAGTTAGCTGTTGGGCAGACTCATGGGTTGTGTTAAATATTCTATTTGTTCGTAACAGTTTAGAACTAGCATTATCTGTATAGTCTACTACTAGCCCCATTCCAAAAAGTTTATTTTCCATAATACCCTCCAAACTTAATTACCCATTTGACTTGCCTCAAAATCTTTCTGTTCTTTAATTAATTTTACCCACATTTCTCTTTCCTTCTTTGACATCTGATATATCGTATTCTTATCCCAATGGTAAATATAAGCTATAGTGTGAGTATCTGTAACTAAGTCTTGATAATTACATAGCCTCTTAATATCGTAGTCAAAAAAGGTGCTTATATAAAATTTACTACATTCAAGTTCACATCAAACTTTCTACCACAATATGAACAACTAGTCTCTACTGATAAGTCTACTCCAAAACTATTTTCTTCTAATATATCTAAAAGGTGTCCTCTATCTCTTGACATCATCTTTCTAAATATTCCATCATGTACCTGTTTTCCACCTAGTTGAGTAACACATCTTGTCATCATCATAGTGTTACCTTTTGCTAAGTTTCTCTGTGCTACTGGTACAAGTACTTCTCTATCTTCCCCTTTAGGTAGTCTTAGTTTTCCTTTTTTTCGTATTTCTACATCTCCATTTTTCTTTTCCTTTTTAAAGCCTACTGGTAATTCAAAACTAAGTTCATGTTTCCCATTAAATTCTGTAATTTCTAATTCGTCAATATCAACGAATACTCTATTTTCTTCTTGACATCTAGGATTAGGACATTGATGAGTAACTTCTATTTCACTATCTGGGTCTGAGTACTTTCTAATGTTCAGTACTAACCAATCTTGGTCTGCTACATATAAACCCTTAATTATTTCTGCCCAATCATCACTAGACATTTTACTCTTTTCGTAATCTCCTATTTTATAAACACATTTTTCTAAAAGTGTGTTGATTATCCTTCCACCATTTCTTTTTACATCTGCCTTACTGATTTCCTCTTCTACCTCACCAGTAATTCCTTCATATTCTACATTTGTGTGTACCTGTCCATCTTTATCTTTGTATCCTGCTAGTAAGTTACAATGGTTACTATCCTCAACTACAAATTCTTTTTCATTTTTCATTATTATACCCTCCGTTTTATTAGGTTAAATTCTGTTTTCTAATTATAAGTAAAAAGTCGCTTTAGTTATGTTTTACTTATTCTACTAAAGCGACCAACTATTTCTTAGAGATAATGCTCAAATTCTATTTCAATTGACTCTTGAAGTGGGTCAGAGGACTCTGCGTCTAGTCCATCTACTTCCCAACTTTTTACCCAAGCCTCTGCAAGTCTCCAAGTTCTCTTAACACTACCATACTTGTCCATCAACTCAATAGTGATAGTCTTTCTATGCTCTGGGTCTTGTAATGACTTCTTATATAAATCTTCTAAGTTCTCATTAGCAAACGCACCTTTTGCCATAGTAACAGTATCTACTGACTCTTGACCTGTCAGCTTATGAGTGTGTCCATATCCACCTTCTCTGTATTCAACTGTTTCCAACTCTCTTCTTAAACCCTCAACTGTTTGAAATCCCATTCCAGCTGGATAGCCCGGGATACTCACTTTATACTTAAATTTCTGTAGAGGGTCATTCTCTGCACTTCTTGCCATTTATTTTCACCCTCCCTTATTGTTCATTAGTTTTTTGGGCAAACCTTAGAATTGTAAACTCAGCAGGTTTGACTTTAGCGTATCCTACTTCAACGATAACCTTACCAGCATCTCTAATTTCCTGTGGGTTTAAGTCTTCATTACACTTAATATAATAAGCCTCTTCGGGTGTTTCACCAAATAAAGCCCCTTCTTCCCATAATCCGTATAGGAAACCATGTAACGCTGATTTAATTCTACCCCATAACTCTGGTGTATTAGGCTCAAAGATTGTCCATTGGGTCTGCTCATAGCAAGACTCTTCTACCATGATGTCAAATCTCATATCAGACACATACTTTCTATCTAAGTGTTCTGAGATTAGTCTACCACCCCAAACGACAATTCCTTGACCTTTCTTCGGTACGATACAGTTTACATTATCTGGGTTGAGTAACTCAATATCCCCAGAGGCAAGTTTAGTTTCAACTTCAACTGCACCCATAACTCTAGCCTCTAGTCCAGCAGGTGTTTTATGAACTCCTCTATCTACATCTGTTCTAGCATAAATTCCTGCTATGAACCCACTAGGTGGTACTAATCTTTTTCCTCCACTAGCTGATAGTGGGTCTAATACCTTAAGCCATGGATAGTAATACGCACCATAAGGACTTGCCAACTGATTTTTCTCCTCTTTAGCACCTGTAGGGTCTAAGTTACTAGAACTATCTACAATTGCAAACACATCTCCACGATTTTCACAGTAATCTAAAAGACCTTGCTGTACTGCCTTTGCTGTCTGACCTGGTACTGCTAAAATGTTTACATCATCAATTTTATTGAAGTCTTGTAGTGCCTCTGTATAGTCTACATCTGTAAGAGTAGTTAAGTCTGAGTCTCCACTAGTTAGAGTAGTCTCTGCCGTTACTGTAAGTGTTCCTGTATCATCAGTAACTCTTACAAAGTCGCTACCAATAGTTTCACTATTAATAACAGTCATGTAATAGTTATCGTCTTCTGCTGTATCACTCAGCTTTCTAAAGGTTTCTTGTTGCTCACCTTCTACTCTAATGATAATGTCGAATAATGTTATCTCGTCTTCGTTTGAGATAACTTCTACACTTACTTCATTACCCCATTCTCCAACTGACAATGCCTCAAACATTACAGCACTAACATCACCAATATCTACTGACGCTTTAACTGCACCATCACCAACAATTCTATCTATAAATAGTCTATTCCCACCATTCTTGAAGAACTGTCTTACTGCATACACAGTATCACTATCTGCAATATAGGGTGTATCTAATCCTAATGCAGTTTGTCTTTTGAAATCTTCCCAACCTGTAATGAACATAGGGTCATTGGGAGTTCCCCTTCTGAACACACCAATCATTCCTGCTGTAGCTGTACCAACAGCCTCAATTGGAGGTGCAGAATTAGCCATTCTTTGCACATATACATCTGGTTTCAGATATTCTGGCATTTAATAAACCTCCTTTAAAGTTTAGTCTTTCTCTTCTTCCTGCCCTTCATCTAATATTGTTGCTTTAGGCAGGTCTTTCTGTCTAATCATTATTAAACCATCTTTCTCGTCTTTTCTCATTTTCTCTGTGATTTCATTTTCCTTAATCTTCTTAGACTGATTAACCAATAACCTAAAAGAGTCTTTTCCTTCTCCCTCTAGGTCATAAATTAATGGTCTATTTTCTAGGTTTCTAATCTCAAACATCTTTAGTCCTCCTTAGATAAAGTCTACATCTGTAACTAATGGAACTACATAAGAGTCTCTCTCATCAAGTTCTACCTTTATCTTGTAAGTAAAAGTCCTATGAAATCTTTTCTCTCCATTCTTTGTGTAGTCAGCATTAGCAAAGTCTACTCTCTCCATCTTTATATCTTTACTATTTCCATCTATATCTAAAACGGGTAACAGATTATGTTTCTCAACTCTGCCCTCCCATTTTCTTAGCATTTCGTTAATCTCATATTGACTCTCTGCCCAAAAGTCTACTTGATAAAACAGGTCGTATGGTACTAGAGGTCTTAGCATTTGTGCTGTTCCTTCTACCTCATTCTTACTTCCCAATTCATCAAATCTCTTTTGCCTATATTCAGCAAGTTTCTCGTCATAGCTGAAAAATGTAACTGCTGGAAATTCTGCTGAATTACCTTCATTAGTCTGTCTTGGTCTTACTGTCAAGTCTACTATATCTACTATTCCCTCTATAAAGTCTATTAGTCCTCTATCTACTTGCTCAATCCATACACTAGCCACTATTTAATCACGCCCTTTCTTATTAATTCGTCTAAAGCGTCAGACCAAATTTCTTCTACCTCGTCTTGCATTTCTTCCCATGTCGGTCTCATTAGTGGTCTAGCAGGTGTATCTTCTGTACCGTATTCAAGCATAATCATTAACTCAGAGAACTTCTTTCCACTAGGCTTATGAGTTTTCCATGGTGATGCCCCTACAAATATTCTTTTCTTGTTTGGCTTTGTTGCAACCCGTCTAACTCCTAGATTATCTCTTAGCCAACCTGTTTCAACATAGACTTTATCATTACCTTTTTTCTCAATAGTATATCTTGCAAGACTCTCCCAGTTTAAATCCTGTTTATCTATGTGTTCTACCATTCTGTCTAAAAGTAGTTCTCCTGTTTCCATTAGTTTAGCGTGTGCCATAGCACTCATACTAGCAGGTAACCAGTCCAACGCTATTCCTGCATTTTTCCAATCTCCTGTTAATCTTGCACCACCTTTACCCATTTGCCTCACCTACTTTCTTTTACATTCAAATAGATATTCAAGGAAAATGTCTTCTACCTGTGACTTAGGATTAATATTAATTATCTTATATTGTTCTCCTGCATAGCTTATTTCACTTTCTAAGTCTATATCTGGGTGATTATACTCATCAAGCAAATCGTTATCTCTCAACTGCTTAGAAGGTATTATAAATGTAGTATCTACATCTTGTTCTATTCCAACATCAGTTAGTACTTCATTTTTAGGCTCATAATTTACTCTACCTATTAAAGTGTAACTATTTGAGTAACTTTTTCCTTGCTCTTCCCCATATAAATCACTAGAGTTCTCTGACTCAATGTATTCATTTAAAACTATACTCTTAGTACCTAGTTCCTTAAAACCCTGCTCTAAATCTTTTTCAATTTGAGCTAACTCTAAATCTGTCATTACCCATCACCTAAAACTGTTTTTAATTCTTCATCATATCTTGCTACATATCTATCTAAGTCATTAACCTTTATCTCCCTAAAAGAAGGGTCATTTACTATCTTATTATAGTCTTCTTCAATATTAGAGGCTAGGTCAAGAACTCTTTTAACTCTAGTCGTCCTATCTACATCTATTTCAGAGGAGGATATATCTAGTCCTTCTGAATACTTTATTGCAAGTAATCTTAGACTATTAATCAATGCCTTCTTTATAACTAGATATTCTTTTTCCTCTGGAACAGTTTCAACAGTATATTCAGAGTCTAGTTCTTTTACTACCTCTTTTATTTCAGTTTCTAGTGTAGAGTCTTCTGGGAACTTTACTTTATCTAGGTCATTTAGTTTTGCCCTTAAAGTTATTACTGCTACACTTATATCCATTTAGTTTTCACCTACTTAATTAGCATTGGCTCTTTCTCTTCTAGCCACTCTTTTACATTACGAGGTACTTTCTGTTTAACTCCCTTCTTGAAGTTATACCAACTACCCCCAATGTAAACATTGTCCATATTTCTAAGTGGTGTGATATACACATTCTTACTCTTAACTTCTACTTCTTCTACCTTTGCAATATTCACTTCTTCTACTTCTTCCTCTTTATTCTGAGGGTTAGCGAGTTTCTGCAACTTCTCTTGTAGTGGCTCTAAAACAGTCACTCGCTGTTTACCCTCAGTTTCTAAATCCAGCCATTCTTCAATCTGACTTCGGCTGTCAGTTCTTCTTATTGCTTTAGTTGCCTCTTGGACATTCATATCTTCAAAGGACTTTTCCCCATCTTTTTCGTTTTCTTCTTCTACAGAATTAATCTTAACTACTTCGTTATTATTTTCTGCCATTTTATTCTACCTCCTGTTAAGTGTTATTATCTAGTTTCTAAGATTAAAGAGTTTTCTTCTTCAATTAGACCAGAACCCATAATTGAGTACCAAGCTAACTTATGCTCTCTACCAAAGTCGACTACTCCACCATCACGCATTTCTACTGGAAGACCTTCTGCCCAACCATAAGCATTATCACCAAAGATAACTGCTTGGTAAGCTGTAAACTCGTCTCCACTACTTGCTGTACCATCTGGGTCAACTTCAACTGTAGGCTGTTGTGTAGTAGTGATAAATCTTACATCATCAATTCTACCAAACTCACCTGCATAAATTCCACCATAGTCATTTGCATTTTTGAAGTCAGCGTCATCTTTCAAGCCTCTTTCTTGGTGTGGGTGGATAAAGCAAATATAAGCGTCTCCATTATATTTTCTTACATTCTTAGTTTTCAGAACTTCTACAGCGTCTTTCAGAAGTGCAGAGTCAAAAACATCTCCTTCTGCTAAGTTTTCTCTAGCTGTCTGTCCACCTGCGTATGTTACGCTAGTCTGATTATTAATGATTGAGTCTCTCAACATTTCGTCAAGAACTTCTGCATAGTCCATACCTAAAAGTCTTGCACCACTTGATAGAATATCGTCAAAAGAACTCTGTAACAGTTTTTCAGAAACACTAATTGCATTACCATACTCGGTAACAGTTAATTGTGTCTGATTTGCTGTCAACCCTTGAGTTGTCATTGGGTTTCCTTCGTCTAACTGACCTCCCTTATTCAATGAATTGTACTTAGTGAAGTTTACAGTTAGACCTGGCTCTGTTCCTAACTCTGTTTTCTTAGTTGCAAACTGTGCATAGCGTAAAATTGGCTGTGCATAAAACTGAATATCTTTCGAATAGACTTCCAATACTGCCTCGCTTAAACTTGTAGTGTTTGTATCTGGCATTTATTATTCCTCCCTTAAATTTTTGGTCTTACTTAATTCCCATTCTTCTTTTAATTTCGTCTCGTCTTTCCTTCCATTCCTCAACTGACATATTATCAATATCACTAATGTTTAACTCTGACTCTCCTCCAGTATCCATTTCTGGGTTTGTCGGATTAGGCAATTCTGCCTCTTCTTTCTCTTTCTTCTTTCTTTCCTTCTCTTCTTTTTCTTTTAACTCTTTTTCCTTCTGTTCTTTAGTACTAACTTCCTCAACAATCTTGTCATATTCTTCTACAGCTTTAGTAATAGATTTATCTATCTCTTCCTTACTATCACCTCCAACAATTGACTCGATAAGTCCTTTGCCTTCTTCTTTAAGTTCTCTAATCTTTCTTTCCTTGTATGCCTCAAGTCCTAATGTCTTGTTTTCTTCCTTCATACTGTTCACATCTTCTTTTAAGTCATCTAGTATAGTCTTGTACTTATCTTTGATTGCTGATTTCTCCTCCTCTTCTTTTTCCAACGAAGTTTCCAGTTTCTTAATCTTAGTCTCCATGTCCTTAATCTCTTTTTCCTTTGCCTTAACCTTATCCTCTTTCCTTTTAATCTCGTCATAGAGTTTGTCTTTCTCTTGCTTTCTTGCTTTCTCTACAAACTGTTTAACTTCAGGTTTCTGCAATAAGTCCTGTAAAGACAGGTCTTCAAGATTAACCTTAGTCTCCTCTTCCTTAGTACTCTCACTTTGTTTTACTACAACTGTCTCTTCCTCGTTAGTTTCTTGGTCTACTTCTGTTTCATTAGTCTTTTCTTCTGGCTTAGCCATGTTTATCTTCCTCCTATTTTTAGTATTCTAGTTGTAACTCACAACCTGCAATATTTTCTCTACCTAAAACAATTGCTCTTATTACATCACCTTGTTCTAAAAGTAGTCTCTCATATTCCAGCCTGTAATTCTCAACCTTTCTTAAATTTGGTCTGTCTTTCTCCATCTCTCTCATAACTTTCTTTCTTACTTTCTCACTTTTCTCTCTTAAATCTATTAGCTTATCCTCATTCTCCTCTAGTATTTCTTCTTCTCTTTCCATTAGTTCCTGTAAGTCCATTTCTGTGTCTGCTAACAAGTCCTGCATATCATCAATATAACTTCTTAGTTGACCCAAAGTAACTCACCTCTATTGATTTACCATATTCCAATCTAAATTCTCGTTTTTATATTCAATCTTGTACTTACCTTTTTCAGCTACATTATTAAGCCAAACTTTTATATCTTCTTTATACCTATCTAACAGCTTTAAAGCTAACTCACTCTCTACAAGTAAAGCTGTAAGACCTGTTCCTTTTTCTCCATCTTTACATTTTGCCTTTTCGTCTACTTCTAAAATAGAGCCTTCTATAATATATTGCATAGCTGATATTTGAGTACAAGTTACATCATCTGAGTGTCCTCTCGTAATATACCCATCATTATAAAAAGTTATTATTATCATTTATTCACTCCCTTGTGTTACATCTCTTAAATACTGAGCAACACCTAGTTCGTCAATCTGCTCTGCCTTCTTGGGTGCGTCACTTATTTTCTGAGTCCTGTTTAACTCATTTAGTATTCTATCATCATAAGAAGAACGAGTCTTTAACTTAATTGCATTTACCTCACCTGTTTTGAGTCCACGCCAGTTTCTTGCCTCTCTCTGTTCCAGCTTATAATATTTATCGGGTAAATCCCAATGTATCGTTACATCTGACTCCTGTAAGTTCAATCCTGTTGCCCCTGCGTCTGATAAGACCAACACATCTTTATCGGGGTTTGTCTTAAACTCCTGTATAACTTTCATTCTTTCTGAGTCAGTTAAATCTTTAGCTGTATAGATTAAAGCCCTGTCTTCGTCTAAATGGTTTTTCAATGTTTCTACACCATCTAGGTCTGAACTAAAAATCAGTTTCTTTTCATCTTTATACTTATTATCTATTAAATCATCTAAGACCTTGAGTTTACCATTCTTTTCTCCACCAGCATTTATGACCTTATTGAGTTTATCTTTCTCTATGGCTCTTACTTTACTTACTGCCATTCTACCTCTATCTATTCTATCCTGTGCCTCTTTCTCAATGATTTTTAGCTGTTGTTCCTGCCACTCAGATAAACCTGCACGAATAGTCCTTTGAATTTTTCTTGCCTCTACTGGACTATCTCTTGTAATTGATAAAGGTTTCAATAAATCTCTTAAGTCTCTTAATACTGACTCTTCATATAAACTTGATGCCTTAGTTATATCTTTAAATTTGCCCTCCAGCTTATATTTCGGGGGCAGTCCATCTGGGTGTAACCAATCGAGTGTATCGTACATATCCATTACGCTATCTCTTACTGCTGTACCTGTTAGTCCTACTTTATATTCAGTATCCAGCTTTTTCAAGTTCCTTGCTGTCTTTCCTGTGATTTGATGTATCTCATCAACTACTGTCATATCCCAACCAAAGTCTGCTAAAGAGTTTGCCTTTGTGTAAGCTATATCTTTTAAATCTCCATCATTCTTAAGCATTTTATGACTTATTACATGAACGAAGGAGTCGTCATTCTCATACATTTCTATCCTCTTTTTCTTGCTAAGGTATGCCTTGTAGTCTCTAACTGTGATAGCGTCATCAGTAAAATCATCAATCTCTTTTGAGAACTGTCTTACTAAGTCCTCTGGAACTACAACTAAAACTTTGTTAGCACCTGCGTCATAAGCCTCTGATATTGAGCCTATTGCAGTATGCGTTTTTCCAGCACCGGGCTTGTAATGTATTAACCCTGTCTTGTTTTCTCTTATAAATCTTATACCTGTCTGCTGGTCTGCCCTTAATTTAAAGTCATATTCCTTACCATTCTTAGTATAGGTACTTTTCATGTGGTTAGGTAGCCAACCATCTTTATTTTCTTTTCCCTGTCTTATTCTATTGAGTTTCTCTGTTATAGATAACTGACCTTTATTAGAAGACCACTTATCTGTTATCTCTTCTATTCCATCATACCCTACTATAATGTTCTTTCTTCCATCTAAGGTATCTACAGTATAGTTTTTTGCTGATACGCCCAGTTTATCTACCACAGTATTTGTTGCCCTTCTTGCCTGTGGTATGTTTACATATTTTAAGCTGTCTGGGTCTTCCATAGCACCTCGTAATTCTCTGAGTAATCTTTCGTGTGCCTCTGCATATCCAACTGCGTCACCTAGTTCAGTTCTTGCCTGTTGTACTGCTTTTCTTCTCATTCCCATTACTGCTCTTCTTGTAGCCGAGCCATCTTTTACAGCTTTCACTTTCTCATAAGCACTTTCCATGTGTTTCTTAGCCTCTGCTAATGACTTCTTCATTTCAATACTCATTCTATCGTCTATATATTTACTTAGACCACTAACAACATCTTCCATATCTAAGTTCGGGTTTTTCTTTACATCTAAAGCCATTATTTTAATTGCTTGGTCTACTCCTATATCTTCGATAATGTCAGCGTCTAATGAATAACCTAAAATATTCTTCGATACTTCTTGGTATCCTCTTATTCCACCTTCTTCAATGTATTTCTCTAAAGCCCTCTTCTTAGTTCCTTGATGTAAGTTTAGAACTCCTTCCATTCCTACATCAGTTTCATCTCTTATTTTCTCTAAGGCTTTCAGTTTCTCCTGTTTTGACCGTCTAGTATAATCCCATGGCTTGTTGTATCGGTAATTCCTTTCTCTCCACTCACGAATGTACTTCTGGCTTTCTGGACTTACCATGTTATAGTCATTGTAGTCTGCCATGTTCTGACCTAGACCACTTTCAATATTCTCTATGGCTACTGTATTCATACCATAGTTATCGGTCAATACAATATCTAACATACATTGACAATATGGGTGAGGATATTCTGGAACTTCTGCTGATGTATATAACCCTTCCATTTCCACATCTTGTATTTCATATTTACTTATATATCTTTGTGCCTCGACTCCTACTGTAGTTGCGTGTTCATCACAAATGTCATAAATCTTATGACTAGGGTTTAAATTCCATGACATCAACAAGTCTTTCATTTCTGCCAGTTTCTTTGTTGCCTCTTGGTTTGCTCTTTCCTGTTCTGAAATCAGAAGTCTTTCATTATACTTGAAAGAACTCCCTCCCCTAAGACTTCTCCCAGTTTCTCTACTGTCAGTCATGTATTTATATGTGTCTTTTTTAGCGTTTTTCAGACCTTTTTCAGTAGTTGCTCTGGGTATCTCTTTCCTATACCTTTGGTTTATCTTCTTACGAGAAACCTCTAATCTCTTATCCATTGTTGCACCTTTGAACTCACCTTGTAGTTCTTTCATAGCACCATTTTTTACTTTCTCCATTTCAGTTCTACTAAAAGGTTGTAGTCCATGTTCTTTCATTCTCTGATTTTGTCGATATAACTCTTGTTGTAGTCGCTGTTCCTTTGTTTTATTGACTACCTGCTTTACTTCGTCTTCCATATTTAGTGAACGATAGTAGTGCCTGTTATACCTTGATTTTACATCAGAGTCGTCTAGGACTTTATCAAAGGTTGCTTTATTGATATTCTCTGCGTACTCTGTATGAATGTCGTGTAACTTTTTTCTGTCTATTAACTGTTTCTTATCATAAGGCAACTTTAATCACCTACTCTTCTAAGCCTTGCTGTTCATTTTCTACTTTTCCATCTAGGTCAGATTTTATACCACCAATATCAATATTCTCAGCACTATTTTCTGAGCCTATATCGAACATGTCTCTTTGAGCCTGTTTCTGATACTCTCTAATTTCGTCTAGTTTCTCTTGGATATTTCCTTCATAACCTAATTCCTCTAAAGCACCTTTGGGAGTTTCAATTCCCATATTTAACTTTTGTGCGATTTTCTGTAATTCTACTAATTCATCTTTTGGTAGTGGGTCTGGAAACTTAATTGTAAAATCAAATAGTTTTCTTATCTCTTTTGGGTCATCACCATCTATAACCTCGTCTAAAATATCTTGCTGTTCTTCATCACCCTTAACCTTTAAATAGAGTAATATCAATTTGCAAACTTCCTTTATCCCTCTTCCATAAGTTCTGCGTTTAATCCATGTCTTTTCTAAAAGAGGTGCATATTTTACTCTTAAGGCTACTCCAGTTGTGTTTGAGATATTTGACTCTCCTCCCAAACTATCCTCTGGTGTGTTGGATAACTCAGATATTGCTGTTTTGATTTTCCCAATATATTTATTTGAGGCACCTAAATCTGACTCTAGTTTCAAATTATATACATCTGCGTCAGCAGGTAATCCACCCCAAACCTTTCTAGCACCTTTCTCAAGATTTTTAGACTTTGCACCTTTTATAATCGTAATAGGTGCGGCATGATAATTTATAATATCACTAACATCTGTAACTTTTTCGTTGAGTTCCTTCTGTAAATCTGTAACTGCTTTTAAATCACTCTGCCCATAACTCTTACCTGCCTTAGGTAAATTTCTAATATGGACTACATTTATCTTTCCTACAACATTATCTATTTCTTTCTGTAGTTTATCGTCTACATAGTATTTGATTTTATCCCTAGTTATCTCTTCCTTATATAACTTGGGTTGTATCTTCCCACTTTTCTCGTCTTTCTGTAGAATTACATAAATTATCTTACAGGAAACCATTTCGTTCTTATTATGGGTAGCATATTCTGGGAATACCATACTACTTGATAGCACATCAATTCTAACTTTCCCATCTGGGTATTCTAAATCGTGTGGTATCCCTTGAGAATTTTTCTTACCGTTCTCCCAAGAAACACGAATAAATGAGTCGCCTGTTACTGCACCCATTTGTCCTATCTCTATTCCAGTAATATCCTTATTGTTATACTGCCACACTTCTTCTACCATTTCTTTAATCTCAGTATAATCTTTGTGTGGCTTTATTCTAAAACCTTTGCCAAATAGAAAACTTACTGACTTATCTACAATAGCCTTACTGTAGTTAAAAGTTATAAGTCTTTCTACGGCTCTATCTCTATCCCAATGGTCTCCATCATAAAATTTCCACATCTTAGAGTATTCTTGTATTCTCTTTGAGTGTTTATCGCTTAGTTCGTCTGGTCTGGTGACTAGAGGATTGGTAACACTATTCATCTATACCAGCACCTTCCTTAAAAGAGCCATTAAGAGTACTATCTGTAACTCCTACTTGACTATCTCTAACCTTTTTTAGCATATCTTTTACTTTAGTTTGTCTTCTTTCTCTTTCCTCTTTTGTTTCCATTTCTGATTGTTTGAGATATTGGTTAGCATTAGTAGTCCTTTTAATCTCCTCTCGGCTCATTGACTTCATTTCTTCTCTTGTGGGTTCACGATTATATCTTTCCATATCTTCTCTTTCCTCTGAAATCATATCTTTATTTTCATTTTCCATAATCGTCACCTGTAATTAATTTATGCGTTCTTACCAGCATTAAAAGCCTCCTTAGTTCCAGCAGGTATGTTCTTAGCTTTGTCTCTACCTTTATTATCTCTAGGTACAGTTAAGCCTTGCTCATCACCCTGTCTTGAACTAGTTAGTCTAGTCTGATGAATGTTACTCCTATTTTTCTTCTTATTAAATACAGGCATATTCTCCCTCCTTCCTTTCTACTTCTAAACATAGAAATAGGCAAGTGATACAGAACTTAAAATGCGTAAGAGAAAATCCCTCTCGGGCAAAAACTCTTATTTACCTTATTACAGTTCTATATCACTTGCCTAATTAAAAAAAATCTACTGGGGATATTTGACCCTTTCCACTCTCCACTTATATTATATAATAATGTTTTTCCATAGTCAAATGTTTTTCCGAATTTCCCCAATTTTTCAACTCCTTCCTTACTTTTTCTAAAACTCCATAATTTTAACCTAAAATGGTCTGCTTTTAGTTCTCTCTTTTAGCTTTTGAAAATCGAGGGCTTTGCCTAGTCTTTCTTTTTTATTTTTTTCTTTCTTTTGTGTGTTAAACATCTTAAGTAGGTAAAAGTAGAACACTCGTTTGTTAATTAATTAAATTATATAGCATAAGAGAGCTAACTTGATTTAATCGGAAAAATCTTAATTCTATTTTGCCTTATATATAGAGGTTGAGGTGGTTAAGTATCTTAACTAGCTTGATTTTTCGACTCAAGGTCAGACTGGGTAGCATTATAGAGTATTACAGAGTTAATCTTATTTAATCGGAAAAATCTTAATTCTATTTTGCCTTATATATAGAGGTTGCAAAAAGCTGGTTAAGTATCTTAACTAGCTGGGTTTTTCGGGTCTGAGCATATTGGAGTAAAATAGAGCATTATAGAGCATATCTAATTTAATCGGAAAAATCTTAATTCTATTTTGCCTTATATATAGAGGTTGACTCAGGGTCAGTCTTGTACTTGAACTCTGGTTTTAGGGTCTTATATGTCTCCTCTGGAGGCAAGTCGGCGAAACCTTGTTTTAGAAAAATGGCTAAAAGTGGTCTGATTTTTAACGATTTCGATATTTTTTATATAGAATTGGGCTAAAAGGATAATGCTCATTGTATAAATTGTACTGTGGCTTTAGTACTGGGTGCATACTTTAGTTCATATAAATTGAAGGTAGTTTTAATTGTTAACTAAAATGACTAAAAGGAACTGGGGCTGAAAAGGGGCAGAGTAAGAGTTAGTCTTTTCTCTCTTCCCCCGCCCACTTAAATAATGGTCTTATTCTGTTATCCTCTTAACCTATCTCTATATCTTATTGTCTTTTCTGTATTTGCAGTTTTCTCCTGCTTTCTTTTCTCTAAATTTTCCTATTTGGCAAACCTTAAAGCAGTCTGTCATAGTATAAAACTCACCATATTCACAGTTTCTACACTCCCTACTTAGGTCTTTAATTGTTCTTACCTCCTTAATAACTCTCCTAATTCCTTAGCTGACTCACTTCTTTCTACCTTATCTAGTTCAACACAGGCTGTTAATCTACTTCCTTTTAGTCTGTTGGCTACAAAACTCAGTCCATTATAAGCAGGTGATAGTCCTCTTTTATCTACCTGTCTTACATCACCAGTTAAAACTAGCTTACTTCCTTTACCCATTCTTTCTACCAGCATTTTCATTTTATCTGGCTCAATGTCCTGTGCCTCGTCTATTATAAAGAAGGTATCTTTTATATCTCTACCTTTAGCAGTCTGTAGTGGCTGTATTTCTGGTACTGTTTTCATTTGGAAACTTTTCATATTATCCTCGAATGGCTTAATAAACGGGTCTTGTTTCTCTTTTATCCCACCTGGTAGTATTCCTAACTCTTCTCCAATTTGAACATTAGGTCTTGATAGTAGAACATTTGAGTACCTCTCCTGTTGTGCTAACTGAATTGCAGATTTTATTGCCAAAGCTGTCTTTCCTGTACCTGCAACTCCCCATAATATTACTGTAGTAATGTCTGGATTGAAGATTGCGTCATAAGCCATGACCTGTCTTCTGTTAAGTTCATCAATCCCTTGTATTTTATGCTTGTTAGACCAGCTAACTTTATGAAGTGTTCCACTCCTATATCTTGCTAGTATAGAGTCGCAGTCTACATATTGGTTTTCGTGTAGTTTCTCTTTACTCCAGCCTACTGAGTTATGTTCCTGTAGCTGATTATATTCATCTGGAGTTAGTTTTCTTTTAACTACTCCAGTATAAGTGTTAATGTCTGGTTGGTAATGCTCACACTTAATATTGTTTTCTTTGCCTTCAAGGTATACTCTGTAATCTCCAGTAATCAACTCTAATTCGTGTATCCTACATATATCCAATAGGGCTTTATCTACAACTTGTTCTGACAATTTGAAGTTTTGGCATTTGATATTATACTTCTTTATTGCTCTTAAAACTGTTCTAGCATTGTATCCAACATTCTTACTGTTCTTTAGACCATCTAACTCATCTAAAATAATGAATGGAACTATAATCTCGTCTTTATTTTTCTGAATTAGGCTCGGATTGTCAATTAAACAGTTAGTATCATAAATTTTCAATTAAATAGCCTCCTCTTTACCTCTCTTTAGACCACTGTATTTCTCCTTCAAGCCACTTTAATTCGTCTATCATGTTATAATTGCATATAGGACAGTTTGCACTTATTATTTCTGACTCAATTTTAACTAAAACTGGGGTTATTTCTCTATTACACTTAGGACACTTCAAAATTTCTCCTCCTTTTAGCCAAATAATTCGCTATTTGTTCTACCTGCCTTCTTCTTTTTACCATAACTCCTGTAACCTTTGTCCTCAAAGAACGGATTATAGTCCTGTACCTCTAATTCTGGCATAGCCTCGTTCTTACTAGCCATTATTGCTAGTGCTAAACTATCAGCATAGTCATCATGTGCGTCTTTTTTCATTGGGTGGCTTACTATTAGGTACTGTCCTTTCCAATCTTTCTCTAAATCTAGCATTTGTTGCTTGAATTTTCTGTATTTTTTGTACCTAGTTACTCTACTACCACTCGGTATTAGTAATCTGTTAGCGTGTATCTCTTGATTTAGGTGCTTATACATCTTACTCTTAGACTTTCTACTAAAAGTATAGCTTACTACATCAATTCTTCCATCAAAGTAGCCCTTAATTCTGTCTGACATTATTTCTCCACCACCAGTTGAGTCAATATACACCGTACTTATATTGAATTTCTCTAAAAACTCTACAATCTGATAGAATTGGCTGTTGTAATCGTCACCTTTTAACTCCAACCAGTCTAATATCCTTTTTCTGTATCTTTCTACTCCCTCTATATCGTCATATACTGGGTTATCGTAGTCTATTTCTGTTACTGTTATTACTGTGCTATCACTTTTCTTGGCTATATCAATTCCAGCTGTTTGAACTCCTCTTTTTCTCTCATGCACTAAAGGTAAGTTCCTTTCTATCTCGCATAGTTCGTTGAATTTGCTCTCTGTTAGGAACATTCCTCTTTCTAGGATAAACTCACAACCATAAGCCATTCTAAATTCATCACTATTTTTACCTAATCGCCTTATCTCCTGCTTTATGTATTTTCTATATCTGTCATTATATTTCTGTACCTCTTTATAGTCATATTCAAAATGGAGTTGTCTGTTCTCCTCTTCATTCCTTCTTCTGTTTCTTCTAATAGCGTCTAAAAAGTCACTCTTAACATTGTTAGCTGTTCCTACCTTTATTACTGTAGCGTTCGTACTGGCTCCCATTGGGTGAATACTTTTTCTCACCACCATGCTGTCAACATCTTGAGCCTCCTCTACTATAATAAAATGTAGGGTCTCACTCTCAATCTGTGCGTTCTTATTCGCACTCAAACTGATGGCAATACTTCCATTATCCAACGCTATTACTCTGGTTAAGTCTTCTAAACCTACATCAATGTCGTTACTATTTAATATCATTTTAGCATTTCTACTTCTTATTCTAGTATCCATTCTTCCGTAGGTTGTCTGAGCCTGTCTTCCACTAGGTGCGAATACTCCTACTCGTACACCATTCCTATAAATCTGTATTGGCTCATAATGTGAAAACAATTTAGCTAAAAGTGGTAGTATTACCATAATTCCATCTGCTATTACAGCATTTGTTTCTGTCTTACCACTCTGTCTAGCAAATAACGCTGTCAGTTCCTCACCATCATTTTGTATAACGCTTTTAACTATCCCTTCTGCATATTCCCTCTGGTATGGAAAAAATTCTATCCCTGCCATTTTCTCAGAGAAGGTTACTATATTCTTAGTCATTTCTTCTACATCAAATTCTACTCCTGTCAAGGGTTGTATGTCTTTCTCCTTGATTGTCCTCATCTGTACTAAGTCCAATTAATTCCTCACCTCCTACTACTATTATACACCTTGTACCATTTTATTTCAAAATTTCCAACCTAAAACACGCCGACCTTATTACCCCTATATCTAAAATATCTACCAACCTCGTTTTATTCCTCCCCTGTATCCATTTATATCTCCCCTGTGTTAATATCTTCTCCCCTACCTTAAAATTATTCTCTAATTATTCTACCATCTCTTTTGAGTGTGACGGCATCTGGTTGAGTATCCTTTTAGTCAATTACTTTAGTTTTTAGGTCTACACATAAATATGACTTATACTTTAGTTTTTAGTGCTTCATAAAAAAGGTGGTAGGGTGCCTCCTTAACATTTTCCCCTCGTTAAAGGTGGGGTCAAAAATCTGTGCTGTTCATTACTTTTACATTTCCAATCTGTTACTATACTACTCCCCTGCCTGTGCTGTATCAAATGTGCTGAACTCTAGGCGTAAACTCTTTATCTCTAGTTCCTTATCTTTTCCCCTGCCAGTTTCTTTTTCTATTTCCTTTCTATTGCCCTGTCTAATTATCTAATCTAAAACTGTTTAACTTCTAATCTATGTTGCTTATCCTCCAGTCCTTTCCTTACTTTAAACTGGGCTAATTATTTTTACTATTCCTGTCTTTTCTCACCAGCCTTTATTTTCTGTCTGAGTTTTAGTCCTTTCATTACCTTACCTTGTGTTACATAAATAACATAAAGCGAACACTTTTCTATGCTTGTAGGCTTACGAAGTGACACTTTTCATTTTCCATTAATTCCCAAAACCCTTGTCCTCCCCTACATAACAGGCATCTTATTTTACCCCTCAATGCGTTACTTGTGTGTCATAAAGCGAACAAACTTACCATTCTCTACCAGTCGTTACCAGTCTTTGTATATCGTTACCAATACCTACCATTCTCCCCTATATACTAATGTTGCTAAAGTCCAATCAGTATTGCTTTATATCTAAAACTGGGTGCTTTATAACTAGGCTTGGGTTGCTTATTTCCTTTCTGTAATTACTGATTTCTTGTCCTTGCTTACCCCTTGCTATCCTTGTCATGACAGGGCTGGTGGTGGTTGCTAGTCTATTGCAAAATGCCAATATCATTTCCAATTTTTAGGAAAATTAGTGCGTACACCAGTCTGTCTAATTCTCTATTTCTCTATATACTAAAAGTCTATCTCTTATCTTATTATTACTATACTCTATTTACTTATGTATTTCTTATTATTGTTTCTCTTTCTTATCTATACAACCCAACCCCTTCTCCTTCCCCGCCAGCTCTGGGATTTCTGAGGTTTCAGTCTTGGCTATTTACCCCTCTATTCTACCCCTCTATACAGTACTTTTTAGACATAGCTATATGGGTGGATATAGCCTTTTTCCAGACTTTTTCCACCCACTTTTTCTTTCCGTCTACCCTTGAGTAAACTTTTACTAAGTATCTTCCTTTACTCTTTCTCTTAGTCCTTACTGTTGTCTTGGGGCTTGGGAGATATTTTAGTCTTTCTTCTTTTCCCACGCCCTTATTTTTTACGATTTCCAGCCTTCTTTTTCTAGCTCATTTATCTTTTATGAACTAAAAGTCTAATCGGCTATTACTCCTACTTCCTCTACTTTCTTGATATTGCTCATTATCTTTTCTACTCTCACTTCCAATTTGTCTGTATCGTACTCTTTCTCAGCCAGTAGGTCGAAGTATCCTGCTTTTCCTCTCGCCTGTTCTTCTGACTTTGCCATTACCTTAGTATCAGTCTTAATTGCTAAACTATCTACATCAACTACTGTCACCTCATATAGACTATAATACATTTTATCATTCTCCTCTCTGTTTTTTGGGTCACTCATTTTTCTTAGTTGCTCTTTAGCGTCACTTAACCATGCTGTCAATTGCTTTGGCTCTTTGACATTTACTTCTATTCCTAACCTCTCGGCTATTCTTTCTTCCCTTTCTCTTTCTTTTATTCTTTGTGCTACTGTCTTGGTATTCATCATGTCTATTTCTGCGTGAGTTCTCTGTGGCTCTTCCATTTCTAAAAAGCTCGATGACATTTAATCACCTCCTCTCTATAGCTTATCGACATACCATTTGATTATCTGTTTAGCTTTTTTCTCTGACACTTCTTTTTCTAAGTATCTCTGAGTATTCTTAATGCTCAAGTCTGGAACTGTAACATGATGATTTTCATGGGGTGCTATATTCAACGTATCGTACTCGTCTATCCACACTTGCACTCCACCAATATTATCAGCGTCTTCTAATAGCTCTCCCATTCTCAATACTTTATACTTCAAGTCCTCTAGGTTTTCTAAATCTACCTGCTCGTACACTTGCTCAGCTATATCTAACTCTGTTCCACTAAGTTGACTAAAGCTATAACTTAACTCTTCTAAGTCTTTCTCTGTTTTTTCTATTGCGTCTTTTACCCTATCTAACCACATTATTTTTACCCCCCTAGTTTATTTCGTTTGACAGATATAAAGTTTTTAGTCTGACTCCTTTATTTTTCTTATCTTGTTCAGCGAATATCTGTGCTTGGTTGCTTATTGTCATGTACTCTCTTTCTGGTATGAACACTTCTCCTTCTTCTCTTTCAACTAAAATGATAAGGTCAGTCAAGAGTGCGTCTATCTGTCTTTGTTGACTCCTTACTTTATTTCTTAGTCTCTCTACCTCTGATTGCATTTTCTTTCTGCCCTTATTTCTCTCGTCTAGTTCAGCTTTTAATCTCTCTGTTTTCTGCACTATTACCCTCTCCTATTCAAGAATATCTTTTCTACTAATACTACGACTATTCCATTTACTTACTTTCCCACCTTCACTTTTTGTGAGGTAAACCATATCCTCATCTTCTTCATCATATGCTCTTGCTAGAACTCGTTCTGTTACTCCAAACATATTCACAAACCTATCTCCTTCTTCTAACTCGTCTGGGTATTTTCTTACTCTCAAATCTTCTCTTTTTACTAATCTGTAAACTAGTTCACTCGTTGCCTCTAGTCTAACAGATATGAGGAACTCTCTTCCCTTGTAGTCTGGCTGGTCTGTTTTATATTCTATTGTTACTACTCTCTCATCTTCTTCTAAAACTACTTTCTCTCCTTCTTCTAATCTACTTGCTCTTACAAAGTTTTTTGGACTATGCCAACCAACTGAGTTATAGAATAATATACCTTTATTGCTTACCCTCTTAACCTTATACCTCTTACCCTCTAAGTCTTTTAACTTCATATCCTTTCTAACATCTCTTAGTCTCATTTATCTCTCCTCCTCTAATATCTTTGTCACTCTTACTAACCCTGCTTTCTTAACTATTCCCATTATCTGCTCTCTGTTCCATCTGACCTGTTCTCCATCACCTAAGTTGAGTGAGAAAACTGCTCTCCCCATTTTACTTGGGTCAACTCCAAAACCACCTGTTCCTATTAGCAGTTGGTATTTACTGTTCTTGTAGTCTTCTGCCATTTGGTCTGGTCTGATTACTAAAAGTCTGTTTTCTAAGTGTTCCATACTGGCTGGGTCTATGTGTTCATTATCTAAGGTAAGTAATTCTCCACCTTCTAACCACTCTTTCACAACTTCCTCGAATTCCTCGTTTTCAAACTCTACTTCAAATGCCTCTGTCTCATTGTGGAAACCCCTACCTTTAAATTCATTTTTTACTCTAATCATTATCTATTTCCTCCTCTAGTTTTTCTATATCATAATATTGTGGTGATATTCCTACTCCGTATTCTTCCAACCAAAGAACATAATATAACTCTATATCATCACATTCAACTTCTCTAACTGTTAGTACTTCTTCTTTAGTAATAGTTTTCCCAGTTCGTAATTCTAAGTCTTTCTCAAGTCTTATTTTATCTCCTTCTTCAAAATCAATTGTTATACCATTTTCTTTCAAATATTCTCTAGAGTGCTTTTCCCACTGTTTTGCAAAGCCTGTTTTTTTCATTTTTATTCCTCCTCTAGTTTTTTTATCTCCTTATAAACTGCTTGAAGTACTTCGTCTAACTTATTATGAGCCTTTCCAAAACTTACATTGTATTCTTCTTCAAACTTGTCTATAATATCGTCTTTATCATTATTCAGTTGCCCTATCGTAAGACCTAAATTAGTCTGCATACACTCTAACTCTTCTAACACTACTCTTAAATGCTTGAACAATTCTAACTTTGTCTTGTTCTGTCGTATTCCACCTAGACTCAAGTAAGGTTGCATTTTATCTTATCTTCTTTCTATTTAAGTGCTGTGAATGATATACTGTCTTCTCAAATAACTCTATTAAGTCTTCCAGTTCCTTACTTGGAGTCGATTTCATTCCTATTAATTTCTCTTTTGCAACAGTCTGACTGGGGCTATTATATAGTAAACTTTTAACTTTTTCTTTATCCATCTGTAGTATTAATCCTATCTGTTTACTAACTTCATCTAAAATTATGTCATTTGATTTTAGACACTCTGTAACATCTTTTACCATCATTCTATTTCCTCCTCTAATTATTGAAGTAATTCTTTTTATACCAGTTTGGATAATCATTCTTTGTCTTCTGTTGGACTAAACACTTTTGCCTTCCTGTAAGTGGTTTCATTGTTACTTTTATTTCTGTCATTTCCTCTCTCGCTTTTGCATTAGATAGTACTGCCTCAACCTCTTCATCACTCTTGCAATGGAACACAAGTATATTCTTTTTCCTTTTAGCAAGACCCCAACCACTCATGAACTTGTCAGTCATTTGAACATATCTCATATTTTATCTCCTCTCTTATCCAAAACTTTTTCTAGCGTCTCTTTCGTTATCAAATAATTTACAACCCCAGTATGTCATTGACTCTTCATTAAAGTAGTAATTGAACTGGGAGTCTTTTCTAGCGTGTTTCTTACAGGCTTGTCTAAAAGTTTCTGCTTTCTCTGACCCAAGATAAGTTGCACCAGAGGATTGACCTGTTGCTCTATACCCCTCAGCCCATATAACAAAGTGTTCTGTGTCTTCTTCTTTTGGCTTTTTCACTTTATCCTCAATTTCTTCATAATCAAGAAGGAAGATTGCACCCCCTTTGCTTTTGACTAGCACTTTAATTTTCTTTTCTGCACTATCATAAATTGTGTTGAGTAATCTAACTTTTCCTCTTGTCTTAGTACTTAACCATATCTTTTTCTGTTCCATTACTTCTTCCTCCTTGTAATTACTATGCCAAAGTCCTCTATGCTGTAATAAATGCTATCGAATATTTCTTCATCATCACTCTTTTTAATCTGATTTTCTACTTTCTCTCTCTCATTCCAACCTTTAACTTCTATCACTCTTCCATCTATGTGGTCTAGTTCATTTTGCATTTACTAAATCATCTCCTATGATAAGAACTGTTTTATCTCATGTCCCTGTAAGTAAGTATATTTTCCTTCGTCATTTAGTCCACTATTCGTTTTAACTCTGATGTTCACTTTTCTAAAAGTAAATCTTAAGTCTCTTGTCATTTCCTGTTTGATAAGAAGTAAGCTGTAGTAACCTACTCTGTAAGTAATACTCCAAAACTCGTAATCAATGTCTTTACCTTCTTTCTTAAGTATACTATCGAGTGCTTTCTTTCTCTTCTCTAAGTTCGTTCCCTGTACTAAGTAGAATTTATATCCCTCTCTCAGTTTTTCGTCTACTTCCTGTCTACTTCTTTTAGCTGACTTGTCTCTAATGGCATACATTATTTATTCCTCCTCTAGTGTCTTGATTATATCTATTTTAGTTTTCTCTATACCATCATTTCTTCTAAGTATAAAGCTAAGTTCATCAGTTACGATAGTTAAGCCTTTGTAATAAATCTCAATAGTACCACCAGTCATTATAGCAATATTATTAGTTCCCAACTCCCCTTCCTCAAATTTAATCTTAAACACTTTACTCACTCCTAGAATATGACTTGAGTAACTCTGCGTACTTGTCTCTATTATTACCACAGTATACAACTAAGTTATACCTTCCTGTTTCATTTGCGTAGTTCATTACCCCTCGTCTGTTTAGCATATTGAACTTTCCTTCTTTTCTGATTTCCTCGAATTCTCTAAGTGCTAACTCTTTATCTTTTGGCATTTATTTCTCCTCCTCTTTCTTCTTATCGTGTAATTTCTTAAGTCTTTCTTGAGCCTTTCTTTTTAATCTGCATAAGACTTCAAGTTCTTCTTGTGCCCTATTAATCTCAATGTCAAGTTTGCTATTAATCATTTTTATTCCTCCTCTTTTTCTTGTAACTCTACAGCGTGTCTTAACTGTCCTGCTATTACCTCTGCTCTTTTAGCCATCTCTACCATATCTGGTCTAAAAGGTTTATTGTCTCTCATTGACTTACTATTAATATAGTACTGTAACATCTGTGCTACCTTATTCATTCCATTTGTAAAATCATGTTCTACTGGTGTTCTCTTACTATCAAATCTATCATGTATCTTTCTAAGCATTTCCTTTGATGCCTTTGTAAAACCTCTGAGTCTGCTTTTAGGCTTAGTGGGCATTGTTAATACAAATCTTTCGTTGTGTCCTTCTGACTTTTCTTCTATTGCTTTCCTTATTTCTTTTCTAGTGTCTTCACTTAAATTCTCTAAATTTATAATTCCTAACTCATCTCTATTAAATACTTTATCTTTTGGCATTTATTTCTCCTCCTCTATTTTTTCTATATCGTAATATTGTGGCGATATTCCTACTCCATATTCTTCAAGTCTTAAGCGATAACAAGGCTCTATATCATCAATAACTATTTTTTTAACTGTTAAGATTTCTTCTT